CGTGTCCATATCACTATTTATCAATAATACCACTACTAATAATAAATAGTATTATATGATCGATTTAACTCAAATTCAAGAAAAATTCCCCTTTCTCAGCGGATTACGGGTCCAGACCCATGAATACATTGGCATTATTCAGAATTCCGACGATAAAATTATAAGCTTTTACGATTACGAATCTATTCGCTCCCCTGAAGAAAAGATTATTTTTCTTGAACACGGCGAGACGTGGTGGTGGGAAAGCAACAGACTGTTGCCTATCAACATTTTCTTACAAGGACAAATGCAGCAATTCCGATACTGCATGAAGACGGTAGTGAATAAGGACGTAGAAATTATGTTTGGTTCTATTACGAGCCTGAATAACATAATGAAGAAGCGTATTAAGAAGCGTCAAATTCAGCTGATTAGAAGAGCGGATTAGTCCTTAGACAGTTTCTCTATCAGTAAATTCAAATTCACGATAATAGCAATTGCGTAGGCAATACCGTGAGAACGTTTGAACTGATAGTTTTCGTCGCCCTCAACTTTTACCCAAACATTCTTCCTAATACTTTCCCAGCCGTGTTGCTGTAAATAAGCCTTTGCTGGTCGCATAATTGCAAGAATCATTGCCAAATCTTCTACAGATTGTGGCCTATATTTAACAAGCAGATTGCTATGTCCATTCAGATGGAATAACCGATCAGTTATTTCTTCATACTCAAAAAAATCCCACGGCGGTTCTTTATCCATAAGCGATTGCAGATGTTCCTCACTCCTGACACCCTCATACATATTAACATTAAGAAAATCAATCTTAAAATATCCATAGTCTTTCGCAATTCTATGATCTAATGTAGAGACATTGGTAGTTGGATCACGCGGAATATTTTGAAAGAATACACCTGTGTTATGTTTTTCAAACTTACCGTCTGGACGGTCAATGCGGCCAAAGATGCACTCCAATCCTTCTAGGATTTTATCTCTTCCAAAAACGTCAATATCTACGTCAGTTAATACTTTCTTCATTTTTTATCATCTTATCGAGTGTTGTTTCGATTTTCTTTATTCCAAATCTTAAGGAAAATGCCGTAGCATCCTCGCCGTATTCAAATACAAGATGCTTCTTGACCCAATCAAACGATACTCGCTCAAACATGTTATTGATTTTCATCCATTCACCAATCACGTCTGTCGATATATTAGAATTCAATTTATATGTAATCATAGACCTGCCTGTTCCAAAACAGTTCTAATATATTCAACATCTTCATCGGATTTCTTAAATTTTTTCATCCAGAATCCGGGTTCAATTACTCCACTTATCATCTTGGCATGATCCTCGTTGAATCTTGCCATTAAATTCTCACCCGTTGACGCAAGATACAATACCCAGGGACTAATCTTTCCTGTCATAATAAGATGTGCAGCTTCATTTGCAGATATGCTAAAGAAAAAGTCTTTGAACGGAATATCATTTTTAGTACACCATTCGATAATTTCTTCTATAGTTCTTTCTACTGCACTATTTGCAGGTTCTTTCTTAATGAGATCCTCGACATAAAAGTAATAGACAAAATCCTTCGTCCAATCTTTTAACTTAACCTGATTCATGATAACGTATTCTATATATTTTTCAATATAGATAGGACGTAAATTTGCAAGGTGATTGCCGAATTTGGCAAAATCTATATAATACGGGCTGTTAATAAACTCATCCATTGTCTTTGGATGTTTAGATTTTGTTGTCATTTCATAAAATTTCTGAAATGCTCTTAATCCGAATCGTGAACCTGCACTATCCTTATCCATATATCTGCGCTTCTTAACGCACATATGAGTGGTAAGTGTCTTTTCCTTATGAAACTTTGTTCCGCAGAACTTGCAGGCATAGTTCTGTTCCATTACTTTTTTTGCCAACAAGGTTTATTTCCCTTTAGCGTCACCTTTGAATAATTCTTTAATAGTCTTGTCGTCATACCCATTTTCTTTGAAGAATTGCTCTAATTCTTCTTGTGTATTAAGTTGAAGTAGCAACTCAAGATCTTCATCTTTTATTAGCGGGAAAATTGCAATTACCGCTTCTTCTACACGATTCTTCTTGATTCCTTTTGGTGGAGCAATCCACGGATGGTATTGCTTCTTCTTTGTTCCACACATCGAGAGTAATTTCCATTGCAGCTCTGGATGCTTAGACAACGCATTGAAATTGTGATTTACAAGGTCATTGACCATCATTATATGATGTTCTGCATCACCCTGCGATGAACTCATGAATCGCATTAGAACCCAAATACCTATTTCTTTCTTGTGTTCATCTGATAAGTCCCTATAAAAGTTCTTATTACAGAAATCCATAGCTGGCAATTCCATATCAAGTGTTAGAGTACTGGCTTTTTTCTTAACCTTTTCCTCAACGACTTCTACGGCATCGGGGTTCATTTCAAAGAACCCTGCTAACCAATCGCCTACTTCATTACTCAAAGAGTGCTCCAATATCGATCACGTCTGGCAATTTACTTGTTTCTTTCACAAATAATACACAATTTGGGAAAGGCTTATCCTCGACAGGCACAACGAGTATATTACCGTTCTTTAGTTTGGGGAAATACCATTTCACTTCAGCATAAACATTGGTTATGTTTATCTCCTGTGGTCTCGGGACCATATGCCTAAGAGGATTGAAAACCATTGTATGAAAGCCTCTATCATTAAGGCTAGTCAGTGGCATCAATTCTAAATCGCTATAGTCTTGATCGCATACTAGGATAGACCAATCCAAAGGCATCTGTACTGTGTATGCACCAATCTTTAATACAACTGCCGGTGCATAAAAACTTTCTAGAAAGATAAGTGGTATGAAGAAGTAGTCGGGGTTCTTAGGATCCGAATAATCAAGTACACAATATCGAATGTCCTCAATTTCATTTGGTATCTTATCCAAATTATATGCTTTGTTTTCATTAGTTAGTATATTCATCTTAATCCAATTTTTTTTCTATGTTCTTGCCAATCTTTTTCCATCTGCTCCTCGCTTTTTCTCATTACAGCCCTACCAATAGGAATCATTTCGGGTGATATATTACATCTTATAAGATAATCACACAACATATTTTCAAAACCAAGATGTCTAATAGACATGAAAGTTATTGTCATATCGGTATCTGAATCTTCTTCAAATTGAATTGTCATTAACTCACGAGTTGGCATAGATGTATGTCTTACAGCAAACTTCAATACAAGGCTATTTGCCTTTGCAAATATTTCAATCAAAGGCAAATACCCCCAAGAAATATTTGTTTCTACTGTTTTCAATATTGCACCTTCTTTATTGTGTAAGGATATTCAGCCTCAGCATAGAACTTCTTTCTTTTTGTCAGATGCCGTTTAGAGAATTTACAATTTGAACATACATCATATACATTCACGAAATCCTTATCAGGTGCAACTCTAATACCTCTACCGATACTTTGAATTACCCTGACGAAGCTTTTTCCAGCCTCAAATAAGACAAGGTTAAAAATACGGACAATGTTAATGCCTGTAGACGCCACGCCATAGGTAGCTATAATAACCTTCCCGTCAACCTCCTGGACTTCCTTGTACTCTGCCTTGCGATCCTTCGACTTCATCTTACCGGAGACGAAGATCGAATCTGGTATAAGTGATTGTAACATTTCACCGGTCTGAACACGATCAACCAATATAAGTGTATTGCCCGTCTCGGATATTGTTGCAATCTCTTTTGCAAGAAATTTTAATCTAGGTAAACTTGTAGTCAACCACTTTAGTTCTGCCTGGTAATTATCAAAGGCAGCTTCGCCTAAATCTGCTAACTGCCATATATTAACATGCAATTGTGCAAGTATTCCTAGATCCTGAAGCTCTTTTGTGTTAATCTTACCGAGTAGTGGCCCGATACATGCTACAACTCCGACTTGATCAGCTTCTTCTTCGGGCATAGTCCCTGTAAGGCCCCAACGAATTGGAGCATTCGCTAAATAGGTCGACAATAGCTTTCTCAATACATCGGCTTTTGCTTTGTGTACCTCGTCCACTATAACGCAAACCACTCCCTCGAAGAAAGCGTTTATATCGATCTCTAAATCGGTTTCTTTTGAACGCTTTGATAGGCTTTCCAGACTTTGCCATGTGCAGATTGTGTGGGTCTTTCTATATTCTTTCCTGTCACCAAAGAATACACCCACATCTAATCCAAGGTTAATGTAATCTTCTTCGGTTTGTGTGACTAAATCCTTTGTAGGCACAATCACTATGCTGCGCCCGTAAGGTTGAACTTTGTGGCTAAGAATCGCCGTAATCAGGGTCTTCCCAGAGCCTGTAGGAGCAATATTGATACCAGTAATGTTCTCAA